ATGCTACAGCTAATGTATATAGTGATCCAAACATTGCGTATCGCGCCCAATTTGAAGGAGCTTCAGGTATCGCAGATATCGGACAGCTTGCTGATATGGAAACTACACACGCAGGTAGTACAGTAAATGGCCGCTCTGGTCAGGAGATTAGCTCCACCACAGGGACCGTTACTGCTACACTTCGTATTCTTGATTTTGTTGATTCACCTGACAATGACTCAGAGTCTGACAACGCAGAAGCGTATGTTCAGATTGTAGAGCATAAGTTAAGTGAAGCACCTGTCGCAACTGGCGTATAAGGAGACCTAAATTATGGCTATTAATCGCGCACAACTTGTAAAAGAGCTAGAGCCAGGGCTGAACGCATTGTTCGGTCTTGAGTATCAGCAATATGGTGATGAAACCAAAATGATCTTCGATTCTGAAAGTTCTGACCGAGCTTTTGAGGAAGAGGTTATGTTAGGTGGATTCGGAGCAGCTCCAACTAAAGCAGAAGGCGCAGGGGTTACTTATGACTCTGCACAAGAAGCTTGGACAGCTCGCTATCAGCATGAGACTATCGCGCTTGCTTTCGCATTGACGGAAGAGGCAATTGAAGATAATCTTTATGATAAACTTTCTTCGCGTTATACTAAGGCACTTGCTCGTAGTATGGCTCACACTAAGAATGTTAAGGGTGCGTCTGTTCTGAACAACGCATTTAACTCAGCATTTGCAGGCGGAGATGGCAAAGAACTGATTGCGACAGATCACCCACTACTTAGTGGTGGAGTTATGTCCAATGAGCTAACTACTCCAGCAGATATGAATGAGACTTCTCTTGAGTCGGCTCTTATTCAGATCTCTGAGATGACAGATGAGCGTGGTCTCAAAGCAGCAGTCCGTGGACTCTCTTTGGTGATCCCTGCAAGTCTTGCTTTCGTTGCAGAGCGTGTATTGAAATCTGACCTGAGTACTACTATTTCAAATAGTGCTACGAATGTTAATGACATCAATGCTCTGAAATCGAAAGGTATGCTGTCAGGCGGATATGATGTTAATCATTATCTTGTTGATAGCGACGCTTGGTTCATAAAAACTGACGCTCCAAACGGGCTGAAGCATTTCCAGCGTGCTGCAATGAAAACAGGCATGGAAGGTGACTTCGAGTCTGGTAATGTACGCTTCAAAGCTCGCGAACGCTACAGCTTTGGATACTCTGATCCTCGTTCAATATTTGGATCAGCAGGTGCATAGTTCTTAGTTATTAAGGACTTAGAAACCCCGCTTCGGCGGGGTTTTTTGTTGCTTACAATAAAGAGTAGGTGCGGCCCAACTAATACTTGACAGTTGTGTTTAATAGTAGGATACTTTACTTACTTACTTAATTAACAACAGGAATATATTATGCACAACGATGCACATGCTACAACACTAACAAGCAGCGGCGTGGTGACTGCGGGCCCAGGTCGCGTGGTTAGTATTCTATATGTAGGTGGTTTAGCCGCCGGCAGTATTAAAATAAGAGATGGAGGCGCAAGCGGTACAGTATTGTTGGATTTAGCAACTACTAACGGCGGCTCCAAGCAGTGTGATTTTAGTCATACTCCGTTTCGCTGTTCGACTGACATATATGTAGAGTTAACTACTATCACATCCTGCACGGTGGTTTACAACTAAGATGGCTACTAGCGGCACAAGTAATTTTAATCTCGATGCTTCTGATGTTATAGAGGAAGCATATGAGCGGTGCGGTAAAGAGTTACGATCTGGATATGACGCTAAAACAGCGAAGCGTAGTCTGAATCTGCTTCTGCAAGAAATTCAAAATAGCCATAAGCCACTTTGGAAAGAGGTGCTAACCACCCAGACATTAGTGCAGGGCACAGCGTCCTATACGCTAGGGGCTAACATCATTGACATCAGCGATGTAGTACTCAGACGCACCGGTGATGATACCCCTATGAGTTTAATTGACAGAGGGACTTATCAGAGTCTACGAACTAAGACCACTGAAGGTAGACCATCGCAAGTTTATTTTGAGAAAGCAATCCCTTCAGTTATACACATCTACCCTGCTGCTGAGAATGCGACTGACACAGTCAGGTTCTATGCCCGTGAGCGCATCGAGGATGTAGGCGGGTATGATAATGAGTTAGACATACCGATTAATGCAGTACCTGTTGTAATTTCAGGACTTGCTTACGCGTTAGCTATTAAGGTAGCACCAGAGCGAGCATCTGATTTGAAGTTCATTTATGACGAAGAGTTACTACGATTCAAACAAGAAGATGCTAGTAACGCGAGTCTTTATATTTTACCCGGTGGGAGGAAGAAGTAATGGGGAGCTTCTTACAGAACGGGGCGTTTGATGCTGTGTTGAACGGCATGTTTAAGATGAAAAACCCAGTCACGACCAACATCTATATGCGTGATCCGGCTAGCGGGGAGCAGGTGCATTACCGTAATGATAACGCTCCTTTTGTAACGGAAGGTAATCGTCACTTTCAAAGGGTCGGTGGTACGCCTGATCAACCTGGGTTTAGTATGTCACAAGATACATTTAAGAAACTTGGTACTCCTAACTTTAATGCTATGCGGCAGGTCGTCCAAAACAACCCAGACTGGCAGTTCGGGCAGCGTTGGACGCAGCCTCAGCAAGGTATCGGCGGGTTACCGCAGTCGTTACGCTACCAGCCGACTTATAATCAAGAAACTAAAATGATAGATGGTAGGCCACATAAGTGGGACGGCACTAAGTGGGTCGCCGCCAAAGGTTACTAAATGGCGTTTGCATCTGGTAAACATTCCCGTGCGATGTGTGACCAGTGCGGTGACGAAGTTGCCTATACTGATTTAAAGAAGCAGTGGGATGGTTTGCTAACTTGCGGGGAGTGTTTCGATACGCAACACCCTCAGGATAGACCTAGTACTCACGCCCCTGATGCAGAGGCATTAAATGAACCTAGACCGGATAACAACGATCAAAATACAGCGATATATACTCAAGTAGATAACCAGTGGGAAACCGATAATCCGTTATGAATTATTCAACATTAGTACAGGCGATAAAAGATTACACAGAGAATGAGGAAGCGACATTCGTCTCTCAAATCGGCAATTTTATTGAGTTTGCGGAACTACGAATCCTTAGAGAAGCGGATCTTAATGTCGCTCGCAAGTATGCAACTTCTACATTAACTGCTGGGGACACTTATCTTAGCCTCCCAACCGATGTAGCTATAATCAGATCAATGCAGATCATAGTGAGCAATGTTAGAACATACTTACAACAAAAAGACACTTCATTTATAAATGAGTATATCGGGGATAGAACCACAACTGGGACTCCTCGTTATTATGCTCATCAGGATCATGACACAGCATCAGTTGTACCAGCTCCAGGTAGTGACACGACTATCGAATTGAGTTACACTTATATACCAGCAGGGTTGTCCGCATCCACAACTACAACTTGGATTGGTGATAATGCACCTCAAGCACTGTTATATGGCTGCTTGTTAGAAGCTTCGATGTTTATGAAATCAGAAGCCGCAGATGTACAGGGTTACGAAGCTCGATATGGACAGGCACTACAGGCATTGTTGGTACAGGAAGATATGCGAAACCGTACTGACGAATACCGAGATAGATCAATTAAAATAGGAGATAAGTAAGATGGCAATAACACAAGCACTATGTACATCCGCTAAGGTGGAGTTGTTACAAGGGTTGCACAATTTCACAGCGAGTACAGGTGATAGTTTTAAAGTTGCTTTGTATACATCGAGCGCAACTTTAGATGCAACTACTACCGTATATAGCACAACAAATGAAGTGAGTGGCACAGGTTATACAGCAGGCGGGGCGGAGTTGACTGAGATTACTCCTACTTCCTCTGGAACTACTGCGTTTATTGACTTCGGGGATTTAACTTGGAGCAGTGCTACATTAACAGCACGCGGAGCGTTGATTTACAATGCAACCAACGGCAATCGAGCTGTAGCAGTACTTGATTTTGGTTCTGATAAAGTCTCAACTAATGGTGACTTTACAATCCAGATGCCAGCGGCAGACGCCAGTAACGCGATTGT